GTCCGTGAGGACCACACGACTCTTCTGGTTCATATACCAACCCCCAAGCGTCTGCCATAGCATAGAAATTCTTGTTGCCTTTCATGTCTAGTCTTTCAAGCATCAGGTTAATCAATTGACTTACCCTTCCGCAAAAAGGATTGAGATCTTTTCCGCCCCAATGAGCAGGTTGATAAATTTTACAATACGCTCTGTCCATACGAATAGAAGTCTGCTCTTGTTTATAAGATGCGTTCTCAGTAACCATGTTAGTCCACTTGTCCATTTCTTCTGGACGAAGAGAAAAATTAACCTTCGCAAGAAAAGGTTTTTGATTGTAAACTGTTATGTCTTCTTTTCGCATGCCTTATACCATGTTGCTATAACATATCTTTTGCCAGTTTCTATTCTTCCAACAGCATGACGATAAAACATGCCATCAAAGAACAATCCACGTCCTCTTCGAGGAGAGACACCTATGTCATCGAACAAGGTTTCTCCACCAAAATAATCATCGTTCAAATAGATTATGCTTGCAAGCGTAGTGTCTTCTTTTCCCGTGTCTATATGAAACGGCATTTGAGTACCCGGTTCCCACACGACTGTTTGCCACCAGTCTATCCTAGAATTATTTAGATTTTTTGCAACAGAATTTAATCTGCCCCATAGATCTATCTCATCCGTAACGCCAGTAGTTTTTTGTCCGTGAAACTCTTTCTTCCACTGCTTTTTTTCTGCAGCAGATATCAACTCATAACATTCTTCATCGTCAAGAAAATTATCAATGATTTGAAAACTCATACGAACTCTACGTTAGTCATAACTTCTGTGAAACAAGCAACAAGATTCAACTCGTGATCTGCAACAAAAGCATTCTTATACTGGTAGTCTGCAAGAATTAAAACTAATGCCGGGATAGATTGTGGTTTGATGTTGTCTGTCATTCTATCGTATACGGTACGAAATATAACAGTAGTATCAAGGTCCACATTAGACGCTACCCACTTGCGCATCTTGTTAAAATCTTTCTCTTTAAGATGTTTGAAAAGCGAGTCATAGTTGTCACTGCTAATTGTCGCGTCTGCAGAGACGCCTCCTATAACAGATCGCTGCAACTCGTTAACGATTCTACGCCAGTCGGGTGCGTGACGCATGATCAGTTTAGCAATGCTTTCTCTTTGAGGTGCGGCATTGCCGTATCCCTCTTCTCTGAGAATATGACACGCTCGTTTCAAGAACTGATCGCACAAACCAACCATATCTTTTTTGGTGGTATTGAATTCATACACACCACAACGAGAATGTAACGGTTCGATGATCCGGTTCTTAAAATTACACGTAAGAATAAATCGGCAGTTGTCAGAGAACTGCTCAATGAATCCACGCAAAGCAGGTTGGGTTGATTGCGGGTTAAGGTAGTATGCCTCATCGAGAATGACCACTTTGTACCCAGCAGATAAAGATACCGTAGAAGCAAAATGACGAATCTTCCCTCGAAGAGTGTCGATGTTACCTTCTTCAGACCCATTGATTACGATGTAATCGAGTCCTAGTTGTTCGCACAAGGCACGTGCAACCGTAGTCTTACCCAGACCAGCAGTCCCACAAAACAACATGTTAGGCAACTCTCCACTTTCTAAGAGAGAAGTAAACGTTTGCTTAAGTGTATCGGGAAGAATACAGTCCTCAATCTTTTGAGGTCTATATTTTTCTACCCACAAAAAGTCTTTTGCCATTTCTTTTCCTCATAATAAAAAAATAAAAGAGCGGCAAGATGCCGCTCACCAAAACGGAAAAGATAAATTTAGACTTCTTCAGGAGTTTCTTCAGCGGGTGCTGGTGCTTCTACACCCTGTGCTGCTTCGATCATCTGTACCAAAGCGATACACTGATCACGCAACTGACCAATCGTAGAGAGTTCTTCTCCACGGAATGCTCCTCGTGAAGTCATAGTATCAATTACAGCAACGGTGCTGCGAGTGATACGATTACCAAGGTCCATCATTTCTTCGTTCATCTTATTCTCCATAAGTGCTAGATTTTTCAAGTGCTACCCAATATTCAATCTTGGTATTTTTATTAACAAAGTGTGAGATGCCTAAATGAGAGATGCTAACATCATAGTCACCTTCAACCATCTTCAAGTTATTAATGTTAAAAACAAAATTGAAATCTTCTTTTGTGTATGTCCCGTCTAGTTCAACCACATAAGCATTAGAAGTACTATCGCTATTGTCTGCAACTGACAAACACACGATACTATCTATACACTTTACACTGACTTCTGTGTGTCCTAGAACAGAAGATGCTCTTCGGATTTTAGAAAGCGTGTTGTGATCAAGGACAAACTTTACGTCTGCATCCATGTTCTTCACGGGTCCAGAAGGTTTGGTAAGAATATCAATATCAGAGTAGTAATACTTGATACGTGTTCTACCAACGGAGTCACACACAGTGACAAAATCATCCTCAAATTTCAGTTCTGGTTTGTCAACAAGATTGAGTACCGCAAGGAACTCGTTCAAGTCGAAGACACCGAACTGTTTCGGAAACTCGACATCAACTATACATTTACTGACAACGTTTTTTGCTTCGGAAATCGTCTGCAAAACATTGCCTTCGTTGATAACGATGTTTGGATTTATTGACGCAAAGTTTTTTAGAACTTGCATGGTCTGTTCACTAATCATCACAATTTATTCCTCAAAAAGTTATACACCATTATACACGATAGAAAGGTTTTGTCAACCATTCTTAGGTCCCCATGCCCATCCAACCAAAGAAGCACGAGTACCTTCCTGCACGGGACAAACTCTATGATAGGTTCTACTTGGAAACACAACCATAGATCCAGTGTTATCGAGTTTGTGGAGGGTCTTAATTATTGCTTTTCCTTCTCTGGTAAAACTTGAATGTAATTGAAACTGTCCTCCCGTATATGATTTGGGATCATTTAGAAGAACAGTGAAACTTAATTTTCTATTCCTTGGTTCAGTAGTATCGAAGGCATCTTTGTGCCAAGAGTAGTGCCCATCTTTAGAGTAGATGCCCAATTGAAAAGCTTCAAATTCATTGATATCATATTTCCAAAGCATCTCATTGACTTCACCAATCTTAGAG